GACATGTCACCGGAAATTTCCGCGTGGTTTCCGAACATCGATCTCACGGGCCGCAGCTTTCACGTCTTCTCCCAGGAAGTTTTCAAGTTCGCTCTGGCGTACGGCATGTCGCACTTCCTCGTCGACTTCCCGGTTACAACTGGCGTTCGCACGGTGGCTGAGGAAAAGGCGATCGGAGCGCGCCCTTACCTGATTCACGTCAAGGCCAACCAGATCCTCGGGTGGCGTTCGACGGTGCAAAACGGAGGCGAAGTGCTCACGCAGGTGCGAATTCTGGAGAACGTCGAGGTCGAGACTGGCCCATTTGCCACCCAGATGATCGAGCAGGTGCGCGTGCTGGAGCCGGGCAAGTGGTCGATCTACCGCCAGAAACCGAAGCCACAGCCGAGCACGAGTATCGGCGCGCCCAAGGGCGACGCGCTGGAGTGGGCGCTCTATGACGAAGGCACGACCACGCTGGACTACATCCCACTGGTCACGTTCTACGCGCGCCGCACCGGTTTCATGACCGCTGACAGCCCGCTCATCGACATCGCCGACATCAACATCCAGCACTGGCAGGTAAGCAGCGACATGTACTCGGTGCTGCACACCGCGAGCGTGCCGATTCTGACCGTCACGGGCGTGGAAAAGAACGACGAGGGCTCGGCGCCGCTGGAGATCGGCTCGAAGTCCGCGCTGATGCTCCCGAGCGGTGCGGAGGCCAAGTTCACCGAGCACACGGGCAAGGCAGTGGCGAGCGCGGTCACCGCGCTCGGTACGATGGAAGAACAGATGCGCCTGCTGGGCGCTGAGTTGCTGGTGAAAAAGCCTGGGCAGGCTACCGCGACGCAGGCCACACTCGACACGAGCCAGCAGCGCTCGGAACTGCAGGCGATCACGGGCAGCTTCGAGGACGTGCTCGATCAGGTCGTGAACGTGATGGCGCAGTGGGGCAAGGTCGCCAACTTCAAGGGCAACATGCAGGTCTACGACGACTTCCTGCTGGCCGCCGACGACGCGGTGCAGGAAGCGCTCCTGTTCTCGATCACGACTGCGGGCCTCTTTTCGCCGCAGTCGTTCTACGAAGCGATGCAGCGGCGCAACGTGTATGACACCGACCGGCCGTGGGAAGAAGAACAGGAGCGGATCAAGGCCCAGCCGCTGCCCCAGCCGAGCTTACTCAAGCCCGGTCAGGTGAACACGCCGAAGACTGCGTCGAGTTCGGTGCTGGCGCAGTTGAACGATTGATATGGCCGACATTACTGACATCAACGCCCGCAAGCCGCCCGTCTGCTATTCCTTTCACGTCACCCACCACTGGGGAGGCGAACTAGGAGTATCGGTGAGCGGTGTGTCAGAGAACCCGACGCGGCGAGACAAGGAAGCGCTTCTCGCAGCCGCTGAGGCGGTCGTCGATCTGATCAAGGCTGATCTGGAGGGCAGCGACTGACATGTCCACCCCACCGGAATCCACCCGCAAAAAAGACCTGGCAGCAGCCCTCGTGCTGCTGTTTGTCGACCACGGCGTGCGTCTCGTCCAGACGGCCGACCACCTGACACAGCAGACGCAGGGCAGGCTGCGCGACGTGGCCGCCGCGATCGTGGCGCTCCTCGCTGCGACCGACTTCAGCAACGCTGAGGACGTGAGCGCGGCGCTCCTCGCCGCCAGGTCGCTGCTCGACGGCGCGTACCGGCGCATCGCGGCAGACTCTACTGTCTCCCTCGCGGATCTGCCTGCTATTGAGGCGGCGTTCGTCGTCTCCACGATCAACCGGACGGCCGACGCGACGCTCATGCGCACGCCGCGCCTGACGGTTACCGAGCCGGAATTGGACGGCGCCACGCTCTCAGCCTGGTGGGATGCGCAGCGCGACGACACGAGCCATAAACTGGCGCACCTCATTCGGGCGGCGGTCACCGCAGGATGGGCTGCCGACAGGATTGCCGATCTCGTACAACAGCCAACGAGCCCGCTGGCAGGCGCGCTGCGCAATGCCGAGACGCTGACGCACACTGCGGTCCAGCGCGTGGCGATGGACGCGCGCAATGCCACGCTCACCGCAAACTCAGCGGTCGTCGAGGGTTTGCAGGTGGTCGCCACGCTCGACTCAAAAACCTGCGCGCAGTGTCTTGCGTACGACGGCTCGACCTATGACCGAAGCGGAGCGCCGCTCGGCGACACAGTGCTGCCGTGGAACGGTGGCCCGGCGTACCACTTCAACTGCCGGTGCGGCACCGTGCCGATTCTGGTCGGTGAAGGAGCCCCAGAATCGCCCTCTGCTGAAGACTGGCTGGACAGTAAAACGCAGGAGGAGCAGGATGACATGCTGGGGCCGGGGCGCGCGGAACTGTACCGCAAAGGCAGTTTGACCCTCAGAGACCTCGTATCGGGAACGGGTCAGCAACTTTCGTTAGCCGATCTGAGGAAAAAATACAACTGATTCTGTAATTTTGTTATGATGCGGGCATTTGCTGGTCTGTGGATACGGACTGGCGTAAAGGGCGGGATCGCCCACCAACTTAAGGCCGGATGGCCGCAAGGAAGCCTCAAATGAAGCTCAAACTCGACGCAGACGGTCACGCAGTTCTGGAAAACGGTCACCCGGTTTATGTGCACGACGACGGCAAGGAAATCGCTTTCGACGCAGCGCGGACCACGGAGACCATCAAACGCCTGAACGGCGAAGCCCAGACGCATCGGGAAGCCAAGGAAAAAGCGCTGAATGATATCGGCACGTTGCAGCAGCAACTGAAGGTGTTCGAGGGCATTGACCCGGAAGCATCGAAGAAGGCGCTCCAGCAACTGAAAGACATCGGCGACGGCAAGCTCATTGAGGCTGGCAAGCTGGACGAAGTCCGTTCGGCAGCCAAGACGGAATACGAAACACGCCTGAAGCAGTTGCAGGACGAGTTCGGCGCGAAGGAAGGCAAGTTGATGGCGGATCGCGAGGCGCTCCAGAATCACCTGAACACCGAGATCATCGGCGGCAGTTTCGCCCGCTCGCAGTTCATCGCTGAGAAGATCGCGGTGCCGACCGACATGATTCAGGCGACGTTTGGCAAGAATTTCAAGGTGGTAGACGGCAAGCTGGTGGCGGTGGACGCGAGCGGTAACCAGATTTACTCGCGCGCACGTCCTGGCGAACTGGCGACGTTTGATGAGGCGCTGGGTACGCTCGTCGAGAGCTACGCGCACAAGGATCACATTCTGAAGTCTTCAGGGTCAAGCGGGTCGGGGGCACACGCTTCGGCAAATGGTGGCGGCGGTGGTGGTAGTGGTGCAAAAACGATGTCACGTACGGCGTTTGACTCGCTCAATCCGTTCGAGCAAAGCAAGGTAGCTCGTTCGGGAGTGAAGATTACGGACGAATAAATTTTTTCAAAAGAGGACTGACCACTGTGTCAAATACACTGACCGGGCTTATCCCGACTCTCTATGAATCGCTGGACATCGTCTCGCGCGAGCTGGTCGGGTTCATCCCCTCCATCGCGATGGACGCCAGCGCCGAACGCGCTGCAGTGGGTCAGACGATCCTCGTGCCGATCACCCCGGCATCGCAGGCCGTGAACATCACGCCGGGGGTGACGGCGCCGAACACGGGTGACCAGATCATCGGCAACACGCCGCTGTCGATCCAGTTCGCGCAGGCCGTGCCCTTCCGTTGGAATGGTGAAGAACAGGCAGGTTTGAACACCGGCCCGGGTTACACCAAGATCAAGAACGACCAGATTACGCAGGCCATGCGTACGCTGACCAACGGCATCGAAAGCTACGTCGCGAGTCTGGCCTATGTGGGTGCCTCGCGTGCAGTGGGCACCGCCGGCACCACGCCGTTCGCCACCGACCTGTCGGCTACCGCGAACGCACGTAAGGTTCTGTCGGACAACGGCTCGCCGATGTCGGACATCCACCTGACGATGAACACCACGGCCGGCGCGAAAATGCGTACGTTGACCCAGTTGACGAAAGCCAACGAAGCGGCCGACGACACGCTGCTGCGTCAAGGCGTGCTGCTCGACGTTCACGGCTTCGAGATCCGCGAATCGGCACAGATCGGCGAAACCACGAAGGGCACCGGCGCGAACTACGTGACCAACGGCGCAGTCGCCGCAGGCTCGCTCCAGGTTCCGCTCCAGACCGGCACCGGTACGGTGGTTCCGGGTGACGTGGTGTCGTTCGCGGGCGACCCGAACAACTACGTGGTAGCGGCCGGCATCGCAGCGCCGGGCACGATCACGCTGAACAAGCCGGGCCTGCTGACGAGCCTCGCTGGCAACACGGCGATGACCATCGGCTCGGGCTACGCACCGAACCTGGCCTATCACCGCAACGCGATTGCGCTCGTGACTCGCGCGCCGGCTCTGCCGGT